CATTGCGCCGCGTCTTGAGCGGCTTGAGATCATTCAGCGTCCGACCCGCGCGCATGCCGCGCGACTTGACGACGCGCAGCACGGCCTTGCCGACCGTCTTCGTCTTGCCGCTGGCGCGGCCACCGTCAGGCGCGGGAACTTCGAGCGGCAGCGTTTCGACGATCGAGGTAAAGCGCAGGCCGACGTGGATCTTCTTCGAAGGCGTCGCCAGCGCGAGCCATCCGTCCGCGGGGACAACCTTGTCCAGCATCACATTGCCGTCATGCAGGACGTCAACGGTCGCGCCGATCAGATGCGGGACAAAGACACGCTCAACCGCTTCGTCATACTGGAACGACACCGCGCAATCGAGATAGCAGGCATCGAGCTGATCTTCCCACTTCGCCGACGTCATGCGCTCGACGAAGCGGCGGCGGACGCCGTTGATCGTGCGCTCGACGAGGAAATAGACCCGATGCTCCGCGATCGTCGTCCCCGGCACGACTTCGGGGATCACGCACACGTCAAGAAACGTTCCCTGCGTCTCGCAAAGCGTCCACCCCCACACTTCATGTTCGCGCTCCCAGGTGAAGGCGAGGAGCGCGCCGTCGCTCCGCACAGCCCACACGACGCTGATAGGATCCTCCGCAAAGGCCCACGATATGATATCGAAGCCCTCGAAGAATTGCGGCGAGAAGATCGACATATTGTCCGACTTATAGCCGTCGATCTCAAAGGTATAATTCGCGGCGCGGACGTCGTCTCCGATCGCTGGCGTGTAAAAGGCGACGTCGTCGATCACAACGGGCTTGAGGCGCGAGGCGCCTCGCCCATTCTGGCGCTTTTGCCGCGGCGGCGGCGTCGCCGTGAGATAATCCTCGTTCGATCCCGACACGCGAAAGAGCCCGTTCGATCCGAAGACGAGGAGCCCGCCGAGCGGCACCACCTGATTGATCGCGTTCACCTTGGTTGCAACGAGGCGGATCGTGATCGCGTCATCCTCGACCAAGGGGCGCGAGATATCCATGTTTTTAAGATCCGCCGAGCGGCTGAAATACATCGCGTTCGGATTGTTGATCGTGCGGCCAAGCCCGAGCCGCTGCTCGTCGAACCATATCGTTGAGGGATAATCGCCCGCATTACCGAACGGATCCCGGCCGACCCGCGGCCCATCGGTCAGGTCCGGCGTGATATTGTCATCGGTGAACTGGAGCCCCGTCGTCTCGCCGATCCAGCCGAAGCCGCCGTCCAGATTGGCCTTGTAGACGAAATAGCGATCGGCGCCCGCGACCGCGCTCCACGTCACGGTGTTGTAATTGCGCTTGAGCGACAGATCGTTGACGCAGCTATCCGGCGCCGAAGGCAGCGATACCTGGCCCGTCTCGTCATCGACCGCAGCGACGCAATAGCTTGCCGAGCGTGGGAAGTAAGCGTCGCCGCTGTTGCCCGCATCGACGTTCGGATTGGACGCCGTCGCGTTGACGCCTGCCGGAGCGGCGATCGTCGGCCCAAAGCTGATATCGATAAACTGCCAGTCGGTATGCCCGTTGCGCACAAGCTCGCTCGGCTTGTGGTTGAGATGCGCGAAGAAGATCGACGAAACCGCCTGTTCGTAATCCATATCGAACAGCTCTTCGGCATTGAACGGAGATCCTACCTTGTAGAGCCTTCGGGCGCCCATATGTCCCCCTATTGAAGCTGATTGCCATAGTTGCGGCCTTCCCGGCCATCGCGGTTCCAGTTGCCCGGAGGAATGACTTCCGGCGGATCCGGAGGCACATAGGGAGGAGGGACCACTGGCGGAGCAGGCGGCGGCGTCGGGGCGCCGACGCGCGTCGTCCCGCCATCGGCGCCGGTAAAGACAAAGCCGGTTGTATCCGCCTCAATGCGGAAGTGATCGGCATCGATCACTTCCGTTACAAGCCATGGCCGGCCGTTCAGAAACTCTCCGAGATCGCCGAGGATATCCGTCAGGAAGATCTCTTCGCCGACGTCATAATCGTGATAGGCGATCTCGATGATCGCGCCATTCTCGATCGTGATATCGGTAATCTCCAGATGTTCCTCCAGCACCGCGCCGCCGAAGGCGAGCGGCTGCATCTGCGCTTGCGTCATCAGGAGCGCATAGGTCTGCTCGATCGAGAACTCGAACGGGACAAGCTTCGCCGCCGCTTCGGGGATATCCCAGCCCGAGACGTCCGGATCTCCGCTGTCCGGCTCGCGCAGCTCATAGGCGAGACGCATCCCCATGCGGCGCGCAAGCCCGCCATATTTGAGGACGGTCACATTGCGCGCCAGTCGCGCCGCCGCCGAATAGGCGGCGACGTCCACGCGGCCATGCAGCTTCTCGCCAAGCTCGCCCTTGGAGAAGTTGAAGAGCCCGGCGCGGATCATCGATACCACCCGCCATAAGAGGGATCGCCCAGCATATCATTGCGCACGAGCGCCTCCTCCGACGGGAAGGCGTCCCAGCGCTTCGGGCTGTTGTTGAGATCGTCGGCCATCGCCCTGCCTTCCCACAATTCGGCATCGGCTTGCAGCTCTTTTTTGCGGGTGCGCGACTTGATCACCGGCATGCAGATACGCGCCGCGAGCGCCAGCTCAAAAGAGCGATGGAACAGGGGCGAGAAGAGCGAAAGCTCCGGATTGGCAGCGATGAACTCGATCACCGCGAACTCCAGGTTCGTATAGATCTTGCCCGCGGCGACGACATAGGGGACGCCGACGTCTTGCGGGAAATAGCCGACGAGCGGTGCGACCATCTGCCCGGCAAGGATCGGCGCGCTGCTCACCGAATAGGTAGCGGCATAGTTTGGCAGGACACGCAGGATAGTGCGCGCCTCCGTCGGATACTGATAGCAGAAAAGCCATTCACCCTCGCGCGCGTTCGTCGTTACCGCGCCGACCTCCCGGCGGATCGCCGCGTCATAGGGGTGATGGTCGATCAGATCTTCGAAGACATTGGCATAGTTGCGGCGGCAGGCGAGCGCGCCTTCATCATCTGGATCATTGATCGACTGGATCGCCGTCGCGGGCAGCTCGTCGAGCGCGCCGTTACAGATGGAAAGCTGATCGCGCATGCTGTCGCTCCGTTGTTGCCGTCGCCGCCTTATGCTCCAGCTTGCCGCAAAAAGAAAGCGGGCGGCGAGATCCCCCTCGCCGCCCGCGTCTCGCGTGATTTGAACCGCCCGGCGTGAAGAAGGCGCCGAGCCGTCCAGCCGCGGGACGTTACCCCTTCTTCTCTTCCGCGTCGCCGCGACGCTTCGGCGCTTCGGCCTGGGCGTTCGCGCCAGCCGCCGGCTTGCCGCCGTCGGTCTGCGCATTTTCCTTCGCCTGCTCGACGACGGGCGGCGTCTGCGTTCCGAGCGCCGCGGCCATCGCGGCCATGAACTCGGGGTTCGCCGTCAGGCTCGCGATCACTTCCGGCGACAGATTGCCGACCGTGGGATCAAGCCCATGCGTCGGATCCGCGCCGGGCTTGCCGACAATCGTATCCGCGAGGTTCGCATGGCCGGCCGTGATGGCGGGCGTGAGCTGGTTCGCGGCCAGCGACACACCGCCCGGCGTCTGCGCGGGCGCAGCCGCGGCGCCGCTCGAAACTGCCAGCGAGCCGATCAGGTTCGCCAGATCAGCGGCGCGGCTGTCGTCCTTGGGATTGCCCTTCGCGTCGATCTCGATCGCGTCATGCGGGGGCTTGACCGGCACAAGCTTTTGCTTGCCGGTTTCGGGATCAGTGACCTTGACCTTACCGAGATCCTCCTCGGTAATGACCGAGCCCGCCGCAACGAGGCTCGATGCAATGAAGGCGACATTCGCCAAAATCCAACGCTTCATCTTCTATCCTTTCCGGATCCTTCGATAATTCCGATTGCCGCGAGCGCGCGTCACGCGCTGGAGGCTTTAGCCGCCCGGACCGTTATAACCGTCCGGATAGTTGCGGATATGATCCGAACCGCGGAGCAGCGCGCAAGAGAACTTGCCCGCGGTCAGCGGTCCCGTCCCGATCGTATAGCGCCCGATAAGGAAGCGCTTCGTCGTGTCCGGGATCGGAATGTCAAAGGGCTTGGCACCAATGACCAGCGCCGCCTTGCCGATCGCGGCCGACGCGGCGAGGATCTGATAATTGGTCCCGGCCGCATCGTCGGCTTCGCCGATCTCGAAAGTCACGGTCGCAGCGCCCGCAGCGGTCGCGGCCTCCTGGACGGTGAAGACGGCGCGCAAGCCATTGAGCCGACCCGCATTGCGCGAGGGCGAGCCCGCGCCAAGGTCGTATTGATCCGTCGTGAAAGCCTGCACCGTAACGGCCTGCTTGTCCGACAGGAGGGTCTGACGATCCACCAACATTGTTGAAAATCCTTTCCTTCGTTTCCTTGAGCGAACGTAGCAGATCCGACGATTAATTAATCATCGGATCCGTTACGCGGATCAGGTGACGAGCGCCTCCGAATTGAGGAGCTGATCGACTTCGCGGACCGGGATCCCGAGGAAGGTCAGCACTTCCTTACCGTCGATCTGCGACAGCGAGATCTGCGCCGTCGCCTTGTTGAGCGCCTGGATATGCAGGATCATCTTGATCGTCGGGTTCACATACCATGCCGGACGGCCGAAACCGGCCTTGCCGACGTTTTTGCGAAGGTTCGTCGGGATGCGGTAATATGCCTGGATCATGAGTTTGATCAGGTCAGCCGCGTTGACGTTGCCGGCGATGACGTCGGAAACGTCGATGTTGGCGATCCGCGCGATGGCGCGATAGTCGCGAACGACGAGGCCGCAATTCCATTGGAAGTGATCGCGATAGCCCATGAACGCCTTGCCGTTCGCGTCGAGCAGGACGTCGCCCGTCATCGCTTCGCCGTTGCCGGGCATCGCCTTGCGGTTGACCGTCACGTCTTCGTGGAAGAGCCCGCCCGTCGTCCCCTTCGGATACATGCCGAAGACCGACGGACCCCAGCCGATCAGCCAGATCGACGTGTTGTCCGAGCCCAAGCCCCCCGCGTTGACGATCTGCTGACCGATCGGGCCGGAGAGCGTATTGTAACGCGCGGCAACCCCGGTAAAGCTTTCCGGCATCGTCGAGCTGTTGCCATACAGCACATAGGTCTGGAGCGTCTGGTTCATGGCTTCCATGAACAGCGAGCTTTCCTCCAGCCGATACTGATTGACGTTGCCCGACATGATGGCGAGAGCGCGATCGACCTGGAAGAAGCCTTCCAGCATCGCGGCGCCTTCTTCGAGCTTCGCCCCGGTGGACTTCGAGAGCGCAACGCCCTCGTTGAAGCGGCGGAAACCGACCGTCGGCAGACCAGTGATTAGCGTCGTCTGGTGGCCAGTCGGGAGGTTGCCCTCTTTCCAGACCATATCGTCGAGCATCTCATTCGTCTGCGCGAGGAGGTTGACGCGGTCACTATCGAAAGTGCCGTCCGGACCCGAGGCGGCGGCGATATCCGCCAACGTCGGGACCGTGGTTCCAAGAACAGCCATGTCTTTCTTTTCCCTCTAGCAGTTGAACATGACCGATTGCCGCGAATTTCTTCAAACCTATGCCGGATCCGGCTTCCCATAGACGCGATCGGCGAGCGACAGCGGCGCGCCGCCGCCGCCCGGATTGCTATCTGCTTTCGCCTCGCCGACGTTGCGACCAACCCACGAGACAAAGCGGATCATGTCGGGATGATTGCCGAGGCCGCTTTCCTCCAGCATCGAGAGGAAGGGACTGTCGCCCTTGATCCCCGACGCGATGAAGGCTTGCCGCGCATAGCCCTTCGCTTCCGTCAGCGTCGGATTGCCGTCCTTCCCGTTGAACTCGGCTTCGGCATCCGTCGCCCACTGGCGACGCATCTCCGCGCCCATCGTCTCCGCGGCGTTCTGCCCGCGCGCCGCGAGCATCGGCCCGATCTTCTCGGCATAAGCGTTGACGAGCTGTTGCGCCGCGGCGTTCGACAGGTTGAGATCCTTCAGGACGGGCTCGATCGCCCCAAACGCTTCCGCATCGAACGTCACACCGTCCGCCGCGAGCGCCTCCGGAACCTTGAGATCATAGGCTTCCGGCGCGCCGAGGATCTCGGCCGCACCCTCACCCTCGCCGAAGGTTAGGCGCGGACCGTCTCCGTCCGCTCCATCGCCGCCTTCCCCGCCGGGCTTTCCATCTGCGTCGCCGCGTCCAGCATCCGAAAGGATCGAACCCTCGCCGTCGGCGCCGCCAGCTCCGCCTGCGCCACCGCCTGCGCCGTCCGCCCCGCCGTCATCAGCGCCCCCAGCCGGAGCCCCTTGGCCCTGCCCGTCCGCGCCTCCGTCAGCCGGCGGCGCTCCTGCGCCACCATCCGCGCCACTCGCGCCAGCGTCGGCTGCGCCGCCGCCCGCGTCTCCATTGCCTGCATCTCCGCCTTCTCCTCCGCCATGATCATCGGGCGCGCGCATGACGCGGCCCATCGCGCGCTCCGCAGCCGAAAGCCGGAACCGTGCAAAGCCCCTAACGGGCTGGTGAATAATCGGGTTGATCGTCTTCTTCCGCATCGTCGCTTCCTTCCTGGGTGGTAAATCGTGATACTTCGCTAATGGCGAGGCCGAGCGCGTTGAACGGGCTCAAGGCCGGGTTGCGAACTGGCAACACATCGTCGGCCATTCGAAGTATGTCGATCCCCAGGCTCCGGCGACCGTCAAAGGAAGACGTGTCGAGATTGGACCCGTAGGCGGCGCTCGCTATGCCTGCCTTTTCGGCGACTGTAAAGAGGAACCGGAGGAACTCCGGACGCCCCATCAGCCATAGCATGTCTCGCGAACGCTGCTCATCGAACGATATCTGTCTGCCGCGGCGCATATCAGCTTGCGTTTATGATCTTGTCGAAGAAGCTCGCCGAGCCTCCGGCGACAGGCGTATCGGCCAAGGCCTTGACGCCTTCGGCGCCGGCCTTGAGTGCCGGCATTTGCGCCGCAGCCGCAGCCGCGCGCTCTTGCTGGCTGCGCTGGACGCGGATCTGGTCGCGGTCGCGCGGATCCCGCAGCGCTTCGGGCGGTGCGCCCGAACGCTCCCAATAATCGTTGACCAGCTTGTCCGTATCGATGTTGTCGCCGGCGCCCGAACCGGGGAACGCCGCCGACACCTGTCCGACGAAGCCCGTCGCGCGATCAGTCTGCTGGAGCCCGATCATCTTTTGCGCTTGCGCGAGGATCGACGTGAAGCCCAGCTCCAGCGGCATGCCCTCCATTTCAGGCGGCGGCGGCGGCAGCATTTCGTTGCGCGCCGCAATGTCGAAGGCGCGGTCGCAAGAGACGGTCAGCTTCTCGTCATTGACGCGCTCGATCACCGGGCCGAGCTGCGTCATCTTCTCTTCCTCGCGCGCGACGATCTCGGGGACCGTGCGCTCCGCCGAGCTTTCCGACAAGCGTGACATGAGCATGAAGAGGCGCGCATACGTCGCCTCGTCGATCACGTCACGCAGATCGAGCTGATCGTCGCGGATCTCGCGGATCGCGCGATAGTCGACTTTCCAGACTTCCTTTACCCCGGCCATGTCGGCTTGGCTGGCATAGGTCACGGCGCCCGGCTGCATCTTGATCCGGAGGTTCGACGGCGACAGGAGCGGCGGCTTGACCGCATAGTCCGTCGCCTCGCCCTTGCGCTTGCCCTGGAGCTGGAGGACGCGGATATCGGTCAGCGCGTCATGTCCCGGCCCGTAGCCGTAAACGTCGCTCGACTTCACTTCCCAGCGCGGCGCCCAAAAGGGCTGCGAATGATAGCCGGCCTCTTCGAGCAGCGTCTCGCGATCGCCCTGCCCGGCTTCCCACTTGATCGAGCGCCACGGCTTGCCCTTGTCGTCGAGGCGACCGGGGATCCACGCATCGTTAGGTTCGATCGCGTGATAGACGGGAACTTCGCTTTCGTAATTGCAGTTGTCCCACATATTGCGGACCGCAATGCTGACCTTGTCCCAATTCAGTTGCCGCGGATCGAGGCGATCCGCGACGAACTTCTTGACGACTTGGAGAACCGTCATGTTGCATTGACGGATCAGGCGATCGGGCTCCAGCTTGTGATTGAGCCCGATCCAATACTCGCCGAAGGTCAGCGGATAACAGACGGTATAGGCCTGCCCCGTCTCCCAATCATATTCTTCATCCATGATGCAAGCATCAGTCCCGAAGAGCGAGATCTCGCTATAGCCGATCTTCGCGGCGCCGTAGAAGTTGGATCCGCCCAGCATTTGCCGGACGATCTTCGTTACTTCGGAGAGCCAGATTTTGACCGGCTGGTATTTCTGGAGATCCTTGTCCTGGATACCATACTCGAACCACGGCCGATTAGGCGAGGACATGCCGGTGTACATGCCGGCCGACAGATAGCGGAAGCTCCTGATCGCGTGACCGTCATACAGCTTGTTCGCACGGCTGCGCACCCCGCGGCCATTGTTGCCGAACGCCATCACTTGCCGCGTCCGGTTTGGCTGCGCGAGGCTCGCGATCTCGAAGATCTCTTGCTCGCCCGGCCGACGAACTTCCTTCATGCCGGCGAGCGTCTTCTCCAGCCGCTCGCGCGTCGTCCAACGCTCTTCGAGCGTCGGGTTTTTCATGCGGATGGTTTCGGCCACGCCTTAGACGCCGAGCTTCATCGCACCGCCGACGTTGCCCGTCGTGGTCGCGGGAGCGCCGGCTCCCGCGCCGGCCGCGGCGCGGAGCAACGCGCTATAGCCTTGACGACGACGGAGCGGATCTTCGGCGCCATTGCCGCGCGCGCTGCGCTCCGGCATGCGCGCATCCTGGCGCTGGACGGCTTCGGGAACGTCGGGAGCGCTGCACATAGATCCACCCTCTTGAAGATTGCCTCGCCGTCATATGCCACAACACGCGCCATCTTACAATCCCAGCTCGCTTGCCCGGTCCCAGCCGCCCGCGTCATCGTGCATCGCATAGGCGCCTTCGATCTGATCGAGGATTGTTTCCTGCCGCACCGTCGACACCAGCGCATAGATCACCGCGTCGCCGTCATCCGGCGAGCGGCCGAGATCCTGCCGCATTTCTTCCTTCGACTTGATCAGGATCCCCGCCGTCGTCATCTTCCAGCGATAGGCGCATAGATCCTGGAGCAAGTCGCCATCGTCGGGGAGATAGATCGGGATCTTCGCCGTCGGGCTTAGTGCCTCGCGCATCCGCCATATGAGCTGCGCGCGATAGTTGACGAACCGTAAGTTTCCTTCGAGGCTCGTTTCCATCGAGCCCGCGGCGCCGTTGATCTTGACCGCCTGCACATGGTTTTGAACAAGAAAATCATAGCAGCTTGCGCCCCAGCCGACGATATCGACATGGACCGGCGCGGCGTCGCGCCGATGCATCAGGACAAGGCCAGCCCCCGTCGGGCCGTCTGGAACGTCCCGACCCGGAAAGCGGAGAAGATCGTCGAACCATGTCCCATGTCGCCGCGAGATAACGAACTTGTCGAGCCCGCCCATCGCGGGATCGACGCCCATGCTGTCCATTTGCCCCTTCGCGTCGCGCGGCTTCCAGCGGTCCATTGCCGCCTCGACCCATGCCGTAGGGATGACTTGCCACCGATCATCTTCCATGCCTGCCTCGAAATCGCCGTAGAGCATCTGGGATCGCAGAGGCTCCGGCGATGCTTGGAGCTGCGCGATATAGTCTGACCGCATGTAGTAGGGGTTATCCGTCACGCGGGAAGGGATGAACGTCCGCGACTTCGGCTTGATGATCTCTTCGGGCGTGAAGTCAGCCGGATCGAAATCATAGATCCGCTCGCCGCCATAGATCACGAACTTGCGATCGTCCTCCGTCTCGAAATCCTCGCCCGCTATCGTCGTGAAGAGGCGAAGCTCGCCCGGTTGCGCGCGGTTGCGATGCTTCTTGTCGAGCCACGGACCGAAATAGCGGATCACCCAGCGCCCTTCGACCGTCGTCGGCGGGTTGAAGGTCATCAGCGCTTGCGGCTTTTGCCCTTCGACTTCGGTCCGCATCCACGACATGATGAAGCGGACTTGCGCTTCGAGAAGCTCCGTAGCTTCGTCGAAGGCCTTGAGGCCGTGCGCGCGGCCCTGGAGCTTCTTCTCGTCGCCCTTGTTTGGGATCCCGCGAAGCTCGATCACGCCGTTATCGTGGCGCCACACGCGATCTTGTCCGTTCCAGCCGCGCCCGGTGAGATCGATCTCGCCCAGCCGCTCGCGGACGCCGAAGAGCTGTTGCCCGTCGGCGCGGACAACGACCGTGCGCGGATGCTTTGTCAGCGCCATGCCGCAGATCAGGTCCGTCTTGCCGCCGCCCGCGGCGCCGCCATAGCCGATGACGTCCGCTTCGCTGTAATAGGCATCGCTTTGCGGACCGGGCAGCGGGCGCCAGAGCGCGAGATCCTGGCGAATGATCTCGATCATCTGCTCGCGCTCGCCCGGCGACATGCGCCGGATCTCTTTCTCGATCTCGTCGATCGTCATATCGCCGAAATAGGGAAGCATCAGGCCTCCGGCGTCACGTCGATAAACTCGCCGTCTTCGGGCGGAGGCAAGCCGTTGCGCTTCGCCGCCTCCATGATCTTCGCCAAGCCGATTGCCATGTCGCTTGTCGACATTTCCCGGCGTTGCTGCTCCAGCGGATTGCCGTCCGGATCCCCGAGCTTGAGCATGTCGCCATAGCGGCGCGGATCCCATACCGCGAGCAGCTTCATCCGCCCTTCGAACCGCAGCTTCGAGCGCTGGATATTCTCGCGATCAAGAACGATCTCCGGAACGCCGTCGCGCTCGCGCTCGATATAATCGTTGCTCCCGTCGTCGACGATCTCCAGCCCTTCCTCGGCGATCTCGTCAAAGCCAAGCCTACGCGCGCGCGCGTAGCGCGCGAGGCGTCGACCATGAGCAGCCGGATCCGTCTCGTCCTCCAGATATTTATAGATCGCGTCCTTCGTCGGCATGTCGGGATACCGGCATATCTGGCGGAGCGGGATCCCCGCGGCGATCATCGACAGCACGTCCTCGAACTTCTCTTCGTCGCATGGCGGACGCTTGCCACCGCCGCGAAGCTTGGCGAGGATCTGCGCAGCCGTCGGCGCCTCGATCTCGTCCTCGACCGTCACCGTCGTCTTGCGCCTGCGCGCAAGGCGACCGCCGACCGGCCCCGCGTCCTCGTCATCGGCGACGATCTCTTTCGTGCGCGTCCGCTTGACCTTCGGCGAGATCTCGACCGTCGCCTTATGCTTGAGCTTGCCGATCGCGCTATCCCGCGCCGCCGCCGCTTCCTTCTTCGGATCCCAGCCGGCGAACGGATCCTTCGCCTTCTCCGCTTCGGCCTGCTCCATCGCCGCGCGCGAGGGCTTGCCGGATTTTCCAACCGGTGCGGATTTTGCTCGAGTTGCCCGCTTCGCCTTCGGCTTGTCACCAACAGGGACGTCCGCCGCCGCCCGCCTGCGCGGCTTCGGCTTGGCGCCCTTCCGTTTCGGAGGGAGCGAGCATGAAGGGATATCGTCGTCCGCCGCCATGCCCGCCATATGCGCCGAAATCCCCGGCGCTTGCAAGCGTGTCGCCCCTGTAGCCACTGTAGCCACACCCACGGCGACATATGCGACAGAGGGGTAAAAATACCCTCATTTATGGATATCAGACAATAGGTTAGCCAGCCCATTTCCTTAGTTGGAAAGAGGTTGCTTAACCCTGCAAAACGGGAAGGCGTAGCCAATCTGTAGCCAGATCGTTGCTACGCTATTTCATCCAGCGAAGCTCCGTTCCGATATTGGGCCAGAGCTTCGGATCGAACACGTCCCACATGAGCGCGATCGATTGCGGATCGGTGAACATATGGGCGCGATAGATATGGGAGTGGCGGGTGCCAGGGTTGAGGATCTCGATCTTCGAGCTACTGACATAGCCGACAGCCCGGCCCCGCATCAGCGACACGACGGATTGCGTCCCGAGCAGCGGCCAGCGATTTATCTCCCAAGGCCGGGCATGCGAGCCGAATAGCTCGATCGGGAGCCATCCCGCCTCCAGTGCCTTTGCGGCCTTCCCGCTATCGACGAAGGCGCGGACGTCCTCGCACAGCTCGCGCCACCGCCCGCCCTTAAAGACGGGCGGGATCGGCCATTCGAACATGCGGTTCAGCTCGCGGAAAAACGGCTTGCCATGATCGAGGGCGGCTACGGTGGCTACACCGGCTACAGTCTTCGACCGCTTGCGCTTAAATGGCTGCTCCACAGGGATTTCCGCCGCCGGAGA